GACTAAAATTATGTACGTTATTTGTGTTATCAAAAACGTGATATGAAGATGAAGTATATGTATTATATCCACTAGATCCATTTCCACCGTCTCGTTTAACACCACCAATATATGCACCAATGCCACCAGTGGGCAACGATCCACGATTTCCATTTGCAGAAGATACAGAAGTTCCAGCACCAGACCAAGCAAATCCTTCTGTAGCTACTCCTCCCTGTCCACCAGCATTTTTTGCAGTAACTCCTCCACCAACACCTCCGGTTAAAGTAAATCCTAAAAAACTAGTTTCTCCGCCACTAGTTCCCGCTGTTCTAGTTAATGTAGTATTACCTTGAATATTTTCTCCTCCGCCACTAGCACCATACATCTTAAAAGATAAACTATAGATATAAGGATCTATAGTATAACCACTAGTAGAGGAAGTAGAAGTAATAGTAGATGTGCGTGGCATTTTTAAAATTTAATGATGTATTCTACAAGAATAAATGGAGTGACCAAATCATTTAGTGTTACTTGATCTGAAACATCTACATCAATTGTTGCGGCAACACTAGACATGTCAATTTCTTGCTGAGGATGTGAATATGTAAAATTTGAATTATAACTGTTTGGAGTTGTGATATTATGTTTATGAGATGATACTGTCTCCCATTGTCTACTAAATCCAAACTGATGACCAGCTCCACTATTTGCTATTTTCTGTGCATAATCTTTACCACCAAAGAAAGATGTCGCATGATTATCACTATGATTTAAATACACAGTATTAGTAGTATTATGTGCATGTCCCTGGAAGTTATCAATATTCAATGTAGTTTCTGAAGTTTCGCGTTCTACATTATATCTCGGATTACCAAGCATATTAACAGTTCCACTTGCAGCAAGTTGCATATTTCCACTATATTGTGCTGTAATCGTATTTCCAAAATTAGATGTTACTTCAATTTGAGGACCAACTCTGTTCGTAACTACATTGGATGTACCTCCGGTATCAACAAAATCATTATTATACAAACCAGTTCCTCTACCACCAATAATAACTTTAGATCCTAAATCTGGTAATTGAAATTGCCCCAACTCATTGATACTAGGATCCGCTGCTCTAATATTAGCACCATCTCTAGCAAATCTAGTTTCTTCACCAACTCCCAAAATTTGTGCAAGATTATAATAATCCTTAGCATTTAAAATACTTCCATCACATCTAAGATATCCAGCAGGAATTTGTGCTTTAAATTGTGAAGATGTTGGACTATTAGTGGATCCTAAACTAGGAGAAGAATGCACTAAAATTTGTCCTGTACACCCTCCATATCTTGCTCTCTCGTTTGTATAATTTGCCATTTTAGTATGCCCTGATGATGTATACGCAAGTTAATGTTGGTTGTGCTGTATTCATATTAATTTGTAAAGAACCAGCGTTGCTAGCATTATCAAGAGTAGCATTAGGAACATTCAAAGAAGAATTCAATCTAGGTTGAGGTTTCAAACTATTTTGATCAAAAACGACCTGAAATGGGTCATGTACGTGTGCCTGTATAGCGTCATCCAAGAAATCAGATCCTTCATTACTCACAAACGTTCCATATGCACCCGCTGATAGTTGATCGGGATAATAATTTCTAAATCCATCAGGAATAGTAAAAACTTCACCAAAAAGACCATATGGAATCTCATCATCTTGTGAAAGAATAGGTCTACCGGTAGATGGTGTTGATGGTAATGGTTGCCATTCTCCCCATACTGCAAGCGGACTATCCGAAAGATTACCAGCTGACAAGTTAATTGGAGGATTTTCTGAGTTAATTCTACCAACCATCCTTCCAGGACTGCCTCCACCAAAACCACTATACCCTTCTGAAACAACTTCAGCTAAAGAACCGTTATCAACCAATTCTGTATCTTCTCTATACCATTCCAAACCAATTCTAACGGTATCAACACTATCACCAAAAAGGTCGAGAATATCACTAGTCTCATCATATGCTGCATAATTAACGGTCATTGTTATATTATCATATGGTATAACACCTAGACCGGGACGTTGTGATGTAGGACTTCCAATAGTTTCATATGTTCCGGGGTGTTGATGATTTCTGATATGTTGATGTCCTAGTTTTCGTCCACCAATAAAAATTGATCTTTCTCCCTGTCCAGGAACTGCTTCATTTCCACTAATTGCTCCAACGTAATCATTTCTATCATTAAGTGTAAAAACAACATCTGTAGTTACATCGTTAAAAACCGTATTAATACCATTATCTGTATTTTCACCAATAAATGGTTCAATTAATGGTCTGGCGCTAGTATCAGTATCAATAACATTTCCCGTTCCGCCAGCACCAGCTGGTGCAAAATATGATCCTTCGATATCAACTAAAGCTCTTCCACCAAGAAGATCAGGAAGTTTAAATTCTCCACTATAATTTGGAAATCCCCCTCCCAAATTTGAAGTTCCCTCATTGTAAGTATCACCAATTGCTTGTACAAGCAAAGGATAATCTCTTGCGTCTGGTTGACTTCCATCGCAAATAATCCACCCATCCGGAATTCCGGATAGAGGACCACTCCAAGGGATGATGCTGCCTATAACGGCAGCTTTCATCTGTCTAACTGATTGATAGAAACTCATCTCTTATACGTCCATTAGATACCAACCCTTAAGGGAAGTTGGAGCACCTGGTCCACCAGCAGCTGATGTAGTTCCCGCATAAACTAATCCAAACGAAGCACGAGGTGTCTGAACAACCAATTCGCCTGCATCATAATTAGCAAGTTCACTAGGCGAAATTCCAGTTAACATTGCGGTGCCAGTATTAGAGGTTTCTCCCTGAATACCGTTGCCGTTATCTGCTCTAACAACCATTGATATGTTATAAGTTAATGCCCCACCTATATCTATAATACGAACCATATCGCCCATCAAAGGATTGGGAGGAAGTTTAACAAGTGTATTTCCAGTGCAATTAATAAAGTAATTGACATTTGCATCACACTCAACTACACTGCTAGCAGTATAAACCCACTTACGACCACCAGTTTGTGAGAAGTAATCACTAATACCAGCAACAGTGACAGCACCATCATTTGCAACATCAAAAATTGTAGTTCCATTGGAGTTAACTGTTAGATCACCACCATTAACTGTTAGATCACCACCAACTATAACAGGACCACCAAATTCAGATGTTCCAGTTCCTAGAGCACTTAACTTACCATAGGTAGTGAAGTCTCCAGAAGAGTTATTAAATATCAGTCTTGGTTCAGATAGATCTGCAACACCTGTAATATCAGTGCCATAGAACTCCAGATCTCCTGTACTATAGATGCTTCCCGTTGCTGTATCAACTTGGAAAGTAACAGCTTCAACAACACCATCTCTACCACCATTTGAAAGAGTTAAGAACTCTGTATTACCTTGAGGAGTCAACTTAAATAGTTGACTATCAGAGTAAGGTGGTGTGGCAGCAGGATTACCCTTGACTGCAGCAAAAGTAGATCCTCTAAGTGTGATCGTATTATTTGTGGTTAAAGATCCTTGGGTAATAGTATTACCAGTACCAGAATCAACAGTGAACTTATTAAATCCAACTCCAGCAAAAATATCACCGAAGATGTAAGTATCACCAGTTGTAGATTCAACTTTAAATACATCAGCAGCAGGATTGCCACCATCATTAACAATCAAAGATTGTGGTGATGTAGAGATCAATTCAACAATCGATACAAATTCTGAACTTGATAATCTGATATAATCAAGTAGAGAAATTGTTCCACCAAATTCAGCAACACCAATATTAACATCACCAGTAGCAGCGCCAATACCAGTTAATGGATCATCTAGTTCGCCATTATCATCAAGATCAGAACCTGTAATATAAGAAGCATTTCCTTGCTTAGTAAACTTAGCAATAACACAACCGTCTGGGTGGTCTGTATATGTTCCAGTACCTTCAGCACCTCTACTAACAATTAATCGATATCCGTTAGGATCAGATGGATTAGCAATGTTTGCAATACCAATAATACGAAGAATTTCACTTTTTGCTTCGTCTCTCAATCCAGTAATGACATTAGCACCAGTACCGATTGAATCAGGAGATGCCGTATTTGCTCTATCAAGGAAGAGAAGATCACCAACTTGGAAATCTCCAACAACAGGTTGAGAAATTGGCAAATAATAACTCGTGCCAGCAGAATTGGTTCCATTAACTTGGAAGGTAAGGTCTCCACCACCACCGCCACCTAATTGAGAATCGGTAATAGTTAGAATTTCATTATCAGCATATCCTTCACCAGGACTTTCAATACTAAGATCAATAGTATAGTCAAATCTGACAATAATTGTAAATGTAGCACCTGATCCAGCACCAGAACTAGTTGCAGAAAGGAAAGAATATGTTCCAGGTGTTCTGTTATTAGCACCATTGTTAGTAATCGTATCAATAGAAGCAATCTGACCACCAGCAACCAAGAATGATGTTGAACCCCATTGAGATACACCAGCGGTATCGATAACTTTTCCAGTTGTCTCATACTTATAGAAGTCAATATTTGGATTTTCGACACCACCAATTAAGTGCGGAACTATGGTAGTTCCAAACTTACCTCTACCAACTTTAATAATACCAGCATTTAGACCACCGTCTAGTCTGATGTTACCCTCGACAATTGTAGAAGCAAGAACGTTCAGGGTGTTTCTGATGAATGTAGTACCACCAGTAGAACCTAATGTAAACGTAGTTGCATTTGTTGCAAGGTTGACAGTGTTAGTCTGATCTCCATCGAAGAGATTAACAACTCTTGTTTGAGCGTATAGTCTAGCTTCGCTAGTTCCTGCACCCCATCCAGTACCAATCTCAAGGTTTCCAGCAACACCAGTGTAGAATGTGCCAATCTTAGTATAAGATGTAGCATCTGCTTGAGTTGCCCATGCACCACCAAGTGTAATCTTACACTCAGATGTAGCATTGTTGCTTACAGTAGCAATATCAACAGTTGCATCATCAGTATTCCTGTGAATTTTAAGAGTACCAGTTTGAGTTGCCTCGCCAACTAGAATTGTCTGTCTAGTGGTAGAGTTACCAATTGCAATGCTTTGATCAACCGTTTGGTTGTTCATAAGGTTCAGAATCTGACCATCACCGGCAAAATTCAGAATCTGTGCATTAGAATTAATAAAATTGAATGCATTGTTAGTGGTAGTAATATCTCCACCATTAACTTCAATATCTGCTTGGAAGTTAGCGTCATCCGAGAATCTAGAATCACCAATAACAACGAAGTTTCTATCTAAGTTATTAATAGGATTAACAGTATCATTAACAGCAGTATTAACACCAAGTCTTCCACTGTTAGTGGTCATGACTCTTAATGTAGAAATATCACTTGGATTTGCACTATCGCCACCAACTAGGAATGCATTATCCTGGTTAGTCTCTACATGAATAATACTAGTTTCAGTTAAGTAAGATAAGATCTTCTTACCGCTAATAAAGGTATTGCCAACAACATCTAGGTTTGCTCTTGGTTCAGTTTCATTAGAAACAAATGCATTTTGTGATGCAGCGTGATCAGAACGAGCAATAGTATTAACGCCTAATTTGTAATCACCAATAGTTTCAGTTTCTGTTCTAAGTGTCTCAGCACCAATAACACCCTGTTCTTTCCAGGAAGAATTAGAGAAGTCAACACTAGGATTAGTTCCTGCAGGTGCAGAAGATAGAACACCACCTGAACCATTCCAACTTAAAGTTTCAATAGTAATATTGTCATTAACTTGGAAGTGAACATAATTGTTTGTAAGGTCAAATGCATCACCATTAGGACTGAATACTGTCCAAACATTAGTTAGTCTAGAATCGATATAATCATTAAGTCTAATTTGTGATCCAGAAGTAATACCGATAGCAGAGTTAGGAATATCAACACCCAAATTATCTTTGAATGTCAATTTAACTACATTAGTTCCATCAAACTCAATCGTAAAGATGTTGTTGTTAGGAATTTGAGTAAAGTAGTTAGAGAACACCCAACCAAGTGAACCCGTCTTACCAATTTCTTTTCCTTTGAAAAGAACATCACCTGCTTTAGCAGCAACACCACCAAAATCAACGAATTGATTGGAGATTAGTCTATTTCCATTTTGAGCAACTAAATTGCTGTTGTTTGGAGAGATATTAGAAGGAACACCGTTAGTGATATGAGTCTTAAACTCATATGCTTGACCCTTTCCTCTTGCATTAAATCCAAATACAGCGGCTTGAATTCTATTCTTACTAATTCTAATATCACCAAGTGTTGGTGGAGCAAAGTTAGTTCTATCAAGAGACTCATCTTGCTCATCACCAGTTACAGGATCAACAGAAGATACATTAGAACGAATAACAAGTGCATCTCGAACTTCCGTTAGGTCATTATCCTGTACTGAAATAATCAAAGGAGACTGGAATACATTCTGCTGTGAACCATCACCACCAACAACTGTAATGTTCTGGTTGAACGTTACAGGAGTATCGAATGATGTAACTAGATTTCCGATATCTTCATCGTCATCGGCACTAGATTGAAGAGTTGCTCTCTCTAGGAATGTTTCTTCACCTGTAATAGCATTGATTTTTCTATTACCAATGTAAAGATCACCGTTAGAGTTTAGACCTGTGTAGAAGACGATACCACCGTCTTCTTTCTTACTTTGAGCATAGAAGTCCTCATCTGGTGATAAGACGATCTCCTGACGCGCTGGGAGACCTGTGGAGTAGTTTCCTGGACCGAATCCAAGATACTCAAACGTGTGATTACCAGCACGAGCAATAGAAGGTCTTCTAAGTTCAACATAATAGCGTTGATCTGTTAGAACTGTGCTATCACCAGCAATTGGAATCTTACGATCTTCAGAACCAGAAGTTGCATTACCTACCTGTGCTTCAATCGCATTAGAAATATAATTATTTTCATTAAATGCAGGTTGATCAATTAGATCTTCAACTAATTCTCTAGTAACAGAATTCTTGAAGTCGTTAGTTGTTACAAGACCCTGAGTATAGTTATCAGCAGCAGAGAATGTAGGTGGTGGATCTAATAACTGAGAAGCAACATTAAGTTCTTCTGCAGTAGTACCATTTTTCTGGAACCACAACGGATCATTCTTGTAATCTAAAGGATACAAGCTACTGACTGGTTGCGAGAATTTAAACTTCTTAAAGTTTTCAGCAACACCAGCGCCAGTTGGGAATGGTGAAATATTACCACGTAAGCAACTTAAGTAATAGATACCGTCTTGCTGTCCAGCAATTCTACGCTGAAGAGTTTCATAACTGAAGACATAGAACGTATCTTCAATAACACCTGCATCTTCAACACTATCAACATAATATTCAATACCAGCATCATCCTGAATACGATCACCAGGAGTGATAGTATAAACGTTAGAACCGTTTTGCTTGTAAAAATATTGGGGATAATTTTTCGCGATTAGTGTTTTTAGAGGTAGCGATTTGCCCATATCCTGGTCTTCCAGCATATCAGCAAACGTGCTTCCCTGCTCAAATCTAGTGTTATAATACTCACTAAACTCTAGTTTACCACCACGAACATTCTTGATGATAAGATAATGCTGACCACCAACAGTGTAGTATGCATGAATGTTAGCAAGACCAGAAGAATTACCAGTCCACTGAACTTGGTTAGCAGAAACACTTGCAGTTTTATTGACTACCCATTCTCCACCCTGAGGTGCAGAAATTTTAACAGTAGTGAAGGATTCATTTCTAAGACCAGAGAAGTTAAGAGTATCAATACCATGGTCAAATAATGTAAGTTCCAAATACTTAATGTTTGGATCTAAAGTATCCTCAACATAGCGTCCAGATTGAATTGTCGCTTGAATACCAGAAGAGAACTTAGCAAACATGCGATATTCAAGACCAGAACCAGTAACTTTTTTGTATGGATCATAGGAATCGCCAAGTGTTAAACTTTGTGCGTCATATTCTGTTTGTGTGAATCCAATAAATTCTCCAGGATTACGCTTGTTTTCAAAACGAGCGCCATATACATTACCAGCAACAGGTTTTAGTAAAACTTTTTGTGGTACTAACTTACGTGTGTCATCAGTTCTTGTCTTGATAACAAATCCATTGATAGGATCTCTTGCGTTCTCAAGATACTTAGGAATAACATAACGTAGTTTATATGTTCTGTCATCAGCACCGCGATCATCTTCCAAACGTGTGAACCACATATCAGTGGATCTTGGACGATCACTGTAATCAGATTGCTGAATTCTGAAGAAAATATTATCTGCAGAACTACTTTCATCAACACAACGAACGAACCACTTACCAGTTGTTACAATACCGTTAGAGAATGCAGGATCATATGCGAATGGTGCTCTACGCTTGTTAGAGAATACTTGGAAAGTTTGTGTTTGACCAGATGTAAATGTAATTGGGTTTACATTGTTAATAGCATCAGCATGAGTTTTGTGAATTGTAATTACAGAATCATTCTGATAACGTGCATAGAATTCTTTAGTTGGATCAATTCTACCAAAGTTTGAATCCTGCGAATTTTGTATTGCAACATCAGCATCAGATGCATATGTTGTAGAAACCAAAGGAATTCTACCACCATCAAGATCTCTGAAGAATACTTTCTGTGGTGTTACAGAAGCAAACGGGGTATCAAAGATGTGTGATACATCTGTTTGAATACCAGCATTAATTGAATTGGTTAACTTAGTTTTGTAGTTATGTAGATCATATTTTTCATCAAGGATAAACTGATAGATATCAATCTCAACATTAGCATCAATCGACTCAGATTCAGATGAGTAGATATAGATACCTGCTGCTGCATTTTCTCTTGATGTTGATAACATCAGTTTTGTTTGATCGCTACCATTAAAGAATGTAGTAGTGCTGTAATCTTCTGGTTGTGTTCTTCTACCAGGAGCAATTACATAATAAGTTTTGTTAGTCTCAAAACCATTGGGTAGTCTGACGAGACGCTTGTCAACATCAACATACTGACCTTTAGCAACATCAAAACGAGGACGTGGAACCAATCTTACTGGTGTTCCTGTTTCAAAGTTATGTGGATTGGAAGCACCAACACCAGAAGTGTTGATTGTAAATACAGTTGCTCTAGAAGCAAAAGCACTAATACTTGCTGTCTGTTCTTGCCTATCAACAGATCCAAGACCACTATTAATAATGGTGGTGATATTTCCAACCAAAGTTTCAATAGCATCTGCAGTTCCAGCACACTCTCTCTGTGTAGGAGATGTTAAAGTATCTTGAATAACAGATGGATCAGTCTTAGGAAGAGTATTTGCCCACTGACCATTAGGTAAGTCAAAGTATAAATCTACAGAACTACTTGTTTGCAGTGCAGTGATTGTACTTCCAGAATCAAGTCTAGAATTAGCAACACCAAGTTCAATTTGTGTACCACTGACAATTCTCTTGACATATGTGTTAAGAGGAATAGTGCTAGAAACTTGAGTAGATCCAGACTGAAGAAGTCCATTTACATATGCAGGGTTGACAACATCAGTGTTATCATACTCAGCAACAGTCATTCCGATTAGAATGCCACGAGTATCGTTAATATTAACAATCGCAGAACCAGCAGTTGTAGAGCAGTTGAATGCAAGAACATCGAAGTTTCTCATGGCAGCAGTTGCCATCTGTCCGACATAGTTCCATGCATCGATGGTCTCTGTCTTCTCGCCGTCGATATACTCTAGTTGATTGCCAACATAGTATGCTTCACCTGCCTGAACAGAGTTGATATTACCACCGAGTCTAAGGTCAGATACAACAGCGTCAACAATATAAGATACATCACGGAAACACTTAGATACTGATGCATCAGTAGTGAATGAACCACGATTAAGAACAGGAAGTTCAGATAGACTGGATAGCACAAACGCATCATTTGCAATATCAAACAAAGTTTCAATAGTAGAACGCACGTTAGCACAATCCCACTCACCATTGTTTAGAGTTGGCAGTGTGGTTAAAGATCCTGCGCTGATAGCATCACAAACAATACTAATAAGTGTATTAACACTGGAAACAACATCAGAACAATTGCCTGCAGTGTATCCTTGGTTTACACCATTTTGAATCAAGTTTTGTGGTTGAACTGGAGCAGTTCTAGTAATGCCACTAATATCACCAACACCACCACTATCTGTTCCAATTGCTTGGATAATAGTGTCAAGGTTAGATTGTGTTGCACTAATAACAGATACACATGTAGGAGAATCCCAGTCAGTAGTGACAGTGCTGTCAACATACTGAACTTCCGAATTACTAGGACTGCTGTTAATTACCTCATTTCTAATGATAGAGGGAATTAGATTTTTAACTTGAGTGAAGACTTCTGCCGCTTCATCACGCTCAGGATCAATAAAGGTTGCTGCAGCAATACCATAGTGAATGCAATCTGTTGCTGCAGATACAAATGTATGTGCTGATTGTGGGAGATGCTTAACAGCGTCTGTAGCAGCGGTAATAAATGTATGTGGCACACCAGCAGCAGATCCTGCATCACCAACGTTGACGGTGATCGTGGTGGCACTGACAGCAGTGATTGCAATAGACTTACCTGCCCAAGGATCTTGACCAGGACGTGGATAAGTTTTTTGCTCTACATTACCGTCTTGATCACATGTAAATGTGAATGAATTGTCAGCAAGAACAATACCCTCAGTAACACTCAACGAATGATTACCGATGGTGATTTCCATATCACCTGTCGTGGAGTTATATACTGCGTTGGTTGGAGTCCAGAACTGGTTTGCTTGAGATGCGCCAACATTGACTGTAATGGTTGATGCATCAGCTGCAGTAATCTGCATCCACTGACCAGCATAAGGATCGTCAGCACTTGGTGATGCATGTTGTGTCTGGTTGCCATCCATAGAACATGTAAAGACGACACCATTAGTATCAACTTTAATGTATCCACCCTGTGTCATATCATGACCAGGAATAGTGAATACAGACAGTCCAGTTGCTGGATCATATGATACAGTTGTAGGAGTAAAATCCTTTCTTCTCTTACTAGGACCAAAGTAAGGCATTACATTGGTAGTGTAAATCTCTGCAGAGTCATAAGTTTTAGCGTTTCCACCAAACTTAACGTCATACATGACTTCTTCTAAGACGTTATAAACATCATCTAAACAATCTTGCTTTGTGTTTGTTGCTTGAGGAACGTATCCAGGATATGCTGCTTGCATACGAAGATATGCTTCTTCTGCAATATATTCCTTGTTCTTAAGAACAAGGTTGTATGCATCTGCATTCATATCAGATACAATTGCAGGATCACCAGTAGTATCAAGAGTGATAGTCTGGTCCCAATAGTATAGTTGGTTATTAATTGCTAGGTTGATAGCATCAGCGGCACGTTTGAAAGCAACGATACCCTCAGCTTCTTCACTAACCAAACCATTAGAAATTGGAAGACCAAATCTATTGAAGTATGCTTTGGCAGCAGCAATAGAGTAAGCATTGCCACCAAACCAAAGATCTTGCTGTACAGCATCAACAATATGTCCGATATCTCTACGGCATTTAATTTCACCAGCAGTAAGAGTCCTAACTGTTGGAGTTACATAGTTTGCATTACCAGGATCTGTAAGACTTAATATATTACCATCACCAATAACCTGAGTCGCAATGGATGTTAAAGATCCGAGAGCATTTTGAACATCACTACAAGCATTTGAATCTATATTTGAAATATCTCCGTTGCCGTCCCCATAGATAGCTTCACCTTCACTTACAGTTAAATCTTGATAACCAGATGATAGTTGGTTAGAAATAGCATCTTGCAAATAATCTCTGACAGCATTGAAACCAGCAACACTTTGAAGTTCTTCACCTTGAAGACCACCTACTACCCAATTGCCAGCATTATCAAAATACTTGGTAATAAATGCTCTAGTCCAAGCATTGCCACCAAGGAAAATATCCATTCCAATAGCATCAATAAAGAAACCTAAGTCTCTACTACACTTGGCACTGCTATTACCTGGGAATGTAAATGTTGGATACAATGTTTGAATTTGTCCGACAGCATATGCTTGTGCATCTGCTTTATTACGACGGATAAATCTGTATGCAGTCTTAAATCTAGAAGTAGCAGACTCTGCAGGATCACCAGGGAACGTAAAGAATGGAGACGTATCATAAGTAGAAATCTCTGCTAATGAGTTGTCAAGAACATAATCTTTGTTTGATTGAATCAAATTATAAGTGGTCTTATATCTATTGGCATCTTTATTAGAAAGATCAATAGTAACACCATCTGTTGTATCACCATCTATTTCTGCTTGAGAACCTGTCTTACCATTTGTAACAGGACCACATGG